GCAGACAGACCGCCATCATGACGCCAGAGTTGACACGGAGATAATGGGGTAGGCGAGCGCGGACGACACCGACGCACGCCGCCCAAGTTGACACGAGGATAGAGGCATACGCCAAGGAGCACGCGACGATGAAGAACGACACCAACAATTCCTTCAACAAGGCCGACCATCTGACCGCGCACCGTGGCCGATTCTGTTATGCGACAGGAGCCGGGGCTGCCGAGGCCACTCTGGTTGCCCTCAGTTGAGTCCAATGGTGCCCGATAAGGATTCTTCTTGCCTCCTAATGGCGATTTAGGGTCCCTCAGCAGACCGGCTTGTTTGAGAGACATCACGATTTTTCAATTTCCCACATAAATCAGCCCTTCGATCCCACGGAAACCGCTTAACCAAGCGGTTTTCTTGTTTTCAGGAGGTGGGAAATCGGGGTGGGAAATTGCCCACTTACTTCCCACTTCGCATGGGAAATTTCCCACCTGCAAGACGGGAAGTCGACGACGGTTTTCCACCGACTTCACGCCTGTTTTTCATTCGTTGATAACCGATTGTCCTAGATGTGGTTTGTCGCCGTGATAGATTGTCTATAGAATCTGAAAGTATTGATAGGCAATGAATAACACATCTGATACGAACGACATGAAGGCGCGGATGCAGGCGGGTTTCACGCTCCTGCACGCGCTCGCGGAGACAATCCGCTTGCTGGGCGAAGTGCCCTCAGGAGAAATCTACGCAAGGCTCTCCGGGCGGATCACGCTCGGCGACTACGAGCAGGCAATCTCGATCCTGAAATGCTCTGGTCTCGTGACCGAGACGCGCAGCCACCTCCTCCGCTGGAACAAAGCGGCGGAGCAGGGAAAGGGCGCGGAGCAGGGGAAGGGGGAAGCCCGATGAACAAGCTCTACTGGATCATCTGCGAGGAGGGGGAGAAAACGCTCTACGAGGGGCGCTACCTCGGGCGCACGCGGGGCGCGGCACTCAAGCACATGAAGGAACAAGTGGGCCGGTCGAATCTGACCGGCCTTGTTTATACCATCACCGAGATCCCCGTGCCGCTCATCCGCGAGATCGTGGCCGAGATCGTGAAGGGCAACGTCAGTGCCTTCCCCCTATCCGAAACGCGACCACCAGCGCCTACGCAGCACCCCGAAACTCCCGCACGCTACGGGGCATTCGGGGCCGACACCGTGGTGTTGGAAGCGGCGGACGAGGCCGACCCACCGCCGAGGGGTGCGACGATCCACCTGCGGACGGACTACGACTGGGCGAAGATCAAGGCCTGCTACATGGACGGGCGCGGCCCGAAGGATGTGGCGGCCATCATGGGCGTGCCGGTGAACACGCTCGCCAAGCGGATCACGCGCGAGGGCTGGGCGAGGGAAAGGAGGGCCTCATGCGCACGATAGCGAAGCGCAAGAGCAAGGCCACGCGGCCAAGGCCGCTCGCATGGAAACCGCGTGTGCCTGCCGATTTGGTAGGCCCGTCGCGCCTGATCGCGGAGAAGCTCATGACCAAGGCCAAGCGCGGCGGAACGGAACCGGTAAAGCTCCTCCTCTACGGCCCGCCGGGCGTCGGAAAGAGCACGATCGCGGACATGCTCGCCCTCGAATTCCCGGGCTCGCCAGGGAGCATCGAGGAAGTGCCCGGCAAGGTCGTGACCGTCGAAACGGTGAAGGACTGGATGCGCGAACTCGCCTACGGAAGCCTCTACTCCGAGTGGTCGGTGAAGGTCGTGAACGAACTCGACCGCTGCTCGCGGGACGCGCAGGACCTGCTCCTCGGCTACCTCGACAAAATGCCGCCGGGCCGGGGCTTCATCGGAACGAGTAACCTCGACCTTGGCCAGCTCACGGAACGATTCCAGACGCGTTTCCAGTCGATCAAACTTGAAGCCCCGAACTCGGATGAGATTCGGGGCTTTTTGATGGCCCACTGGAAGGTTCCTGAGGCCGTCGCCGCGATGATTGCCGTCGGTTGCGGCGGGAACGTCCGCGCGGCGCTGGCGGACCTCGAAACCCACTTCGATGCCACCTGCCATGACTAGCCATGCCGAGTTCCGGGGCGTGCTGCGAAGCATGATCTCCAAGGCCGACAACTGGCCGCACAAGCCGGATTCACGCCTCAAGATCGAGACGAAGCCGCACGGGTGGCTGCTGCCCGTGCTTCTCGAATGCGAAAGCGCCTGTTGGGGCCGATGGGACCACTGGTTCCGAACGATGGAGGCGGGGCATATCCTCGCCGAACCCATACCGCAGATCGAGTTCCAGCCGGACGCGGCGGGGCTCGCCCGCAAGATGCACGAGAAGTCCTTAGACGCCATTGCACGTGGCAGCTGGCTTGGTTGGGATAGCTGGAGGATCTTCGACTACTACCTCGACTGGCTCCTCTACGCCTTCGGGAGTGCGCAGCAGAAGGAGCCGCCGCGCGAGGTGGAGGAGGGCGCTTTCGCGAGGCTCTATCAGGTGTTTTGCCTCGAAGCGATGATCGCGTGGCCTGCCGACCTCTTCGGCGACATGCTGGCCGAGAACCGCCACGGGCGCGCCAACGGGTTCTTCCCGACGCCGCACAGCCTCGTCGAACTCATGACCAAGTTGACCTTCGGGGGCGGCGACAACCGGCTCCAAACCGTGTATGATTCTTGCACGGGCACAGGGCGGATGCTGCTCCACGCGAGCAACTTCAGCTACCGGCTCTTCGGTCAGGACATCAACGCCACAGTGCTCAAAGCCTGTGCGGTCAACGCCTACTGCTTCGCCCCGTGGATGGTGCGGCCCTTCCCGTTCCTGAAAGACGACGCGACGGAAACCGTAGAGCCGGTGGCACTGCCGGAGCCTGTCAAGCGACCTGAACCTGCTCCGATTTTGACGCCTGCGCTGGCGACGAAGCCAGTGCCGAAACCCGATCCCAAGCCGCTCAAGAAAGCGGAACCTGCGCAACTGACGCTCTTCGACTTTTGACATCGGCGCACTGGTCATGAAGAGCGAGACAAGCGCGAAGGCGAAGGCGTTGGCCGACGGGGTGGAGGTGTGGTGCAGCTTCGACAAGCTCGTGCCCGTGGGCGACCTCAAGCCCAACCCCCGGAACCCGAACACGCACCCGGCGAAGCAGGTCGAGCTGCTTGCCAAGAACATCCGCTACTTCGGTTGGCGGCACCCGATCACGGTTTCGCGCCTCAGCGGCTGCATCGTCGCGGGGCACGGACGACTGGAGGCGGCGAAGGCGCTCGGCATGCAAATCGTGCCCGTCGATTATCAGGACTTCGCAAGCGAGAACGACGAAATGGCCGTTCTCGTCGCCGACAACCGCCTTGCGGAACTGGCGACGACCGACCTCAACACGCTTGAATCGGTCATCAAGGATCTGAAAGTGGCTGACTTCGACACGCTCCTCACCGGTTTCGAGGACGGAGACCTTGAGAGCCTGCTCGGTCAGGTCGGGGAATCGGAGGAAGACGCTGGTGAGCCTGCCGACGAAGACCTCGGCAAGGGCGACGTGACAATCGCGCTCGGCCTCTACCGCTTCAAGCTGACGCAGGAGGACTACCTCGCGTGGATTGACAGCGTGAAGCAGGCCGTCGGCTTCGACAAGGAGTCCGTCACCAAGGAACTGCGCCGGAGGCTCTCCATATGATCACGCTCGACCCCATTTCAGCAGTCGCCCCATCGACTTACAATCCCCGCAGTGCCGACGCCGCGAGACTCGACTTGATCGAGCTGTCGCTGCGCAAGCTGGGCTTTCTCGCCCCGATCTATGCGGACAGTAACGGCGAAATCCTCTCCGGTCACCAGCGCCACCTCGTGGCGTCCCGCATGGGCGCGGCGGAGATCCCGGTCTTCCGCACAAAGGCGATGGACCTTGCCCAGCGCAAGGCGCTCAACATCGTCTTCAACCGTGCGACGAACGACTTTGACTGGAACAGCACGCCCGAGAAAGCGACACGGGAACTCGCCGCGCTCGACGTGCAAACCCTAGCCGGTGCGATCCCCGACAAGGTCGTCGGCTCGCCGGAGTTCTACCGCTGCGTGCGCCCCAGCATGCTCCCCGTCCGCGACCTTTGCCACGCCAACGCTGGCCGCTGGCTCCAGTATGCCCGGAACCTCGCCCGGACGCTTCACCGCCACGGCATCCTGATGCCCATCATCTGCCGCCGCGACGGCACGGTCGTGAACGGCATTGGCCGCCTCGAAATGCTGGCCGAAAAGAAGGCCGAGACCGCGCCCGTCGTGTATGTGACGGACGAAGAGGCGGCGTTTGCGGAGGCGATGATGAACCTCCTTTCGATGGACTTCGACGTGCATTCGCGCTACGCGGATCTCCTTCGCTACAACTCTTTCCGGCGTGCCCGGCGTGTGCGCGAGGAGCTTGGCAACGGCTTCATCTTCGCCGTTCACGGGGCCAAGCCCTGCCACACTTTCGACATCTTTGACGCCAAGCAGAAGGCGCTCTGGACCCGTGAACATGGGAGGGCCATCCTCGATTTTGGAGCCGGGCACCTGACGGAAACCGCGATGCTCCGGCGCGCGGGCTTCGTCGTCACGCCCTTCGAGCCATACCACATCAGCCGCGCCGAGATCGACCGTGCGAAGAGCCTCGAAATCTGCCGCGAGTTCCTGAAGGCGGTGGCGGACGGCACGCAGTGGACCTCGATCTTCCTTGCGAGCGTCCTCAACTCCGTGCCTTTCGCGACCGACCGCGAGCACATCGCCGTGATCCTCGCCGCGCTCTGCCGCCCGGAGACCCGCGTCTATGCCTGTGCGTCGAGTGTCAGCGAAACCGGCTGGCGCCAGGTGAACGGCAAGGCGTTTCTCAATAAGTCGAACTCCGGCAACATCGCCTTCCGCCTCGACTATGAAACGGGCATCCGCATCGGCGATTTCCAAGAGAAGCCTAAAGTGCAGAAATACCACACGGAAAAAGAGTTCCGTCAGCTATGGACTCCCTTCTTCCGCTCGGTTAGTGTTGCGGAGTTGAGTAACAACGTCACCGCCATCTGCTCGCACGCCCTGCGTGTCGAACCGGAACGGCTCCGCGCCGCGCTGGAGTTCGAGTTCGACCTGCCGTATCCCGATGGCTCGCGCATGGGGCTCGTGGCCGAGGCGAAGGCGGCCTTCGGCAAGAGGCTGGGGGTGGCGCTGTGATTTACCTACTCGACCTCAACTACACCCTCGTCGGGAACTCGCCGAGGCGCGGCGAGCCGCCGCTGCGGCCCTTCATCCGGCAACTGGAGCAGGAAACGTATCGCGGTTGGCTCGTGGACCTGCTCCGCCCGCATCAGGTGATCCTCATCACGGCAAGGCCCAACCGCTACCGCGAGGCAACGCTGGAGCGAATCAAGGCCCTCACCAACTGGCAGCCGATGGACGCCTACTTCGCCGAAATCGAAGCCCGCCCGCCGCAGATCAAGGAGCATCTGCTCAACTCCCACATCTTCCCAAAATACGGCACAAGCGGTTTCTTCGGGCTGGAGAGCAATCCCCTGACACGTGCCATGTACGCCCGCTACGGAATCAACGCCGTGCGCGTCTCCGATCAGGAAATGATGTGGTTGCCGGGTGCGTAGTTTGACACGCCTTCCCCATCATGGACGCAATACAGGTGGACGGCGGGATTACGAGCGAGGCGAGCAACTGGGTGTTCGATGAACACGTGGCGCCGCACTTTGACGAACATGTGCGAAAGAGCGTCCCGGAATACGACCGCGTGCAGGAGCTGGCCGCGACCTTCTCCGACTGGTTTACGCACAATGGCTCGACGGTCCTCGCCTTCGGAGCCTCTACCGGCGAGACCATCCGCCGCATTCGCGAACGCCATTCGAAGACCCTCGACCTCATCGGCTTTGACAACTCGCAGGCCATGATCGAGCAGGCCGCGAAGAAAGGCGTGGATGTTCGCTTTCAGGACTTGGAGCGCCTGACGAAGATTCCCGCCTTCAGCTACGGCGTCGCGCTTTACTCGCTCCAGTTCCTGCGCCCGCAGGCCCGCCAGCGGCTCGTTTACGCCATCGCGGAGGCCATCGAACCGGGCGGCGGCTTCTTTGTCGTGGAGAAGGTCCTCGGTAGCTACCCGACGACGCAGGACATCATCCAGCAGCTCTATTGGGACATGAAAATCCGCAACGGCCTGACGCCCGCGCAGGTGCTGAACAAGGCGCACGCGCTGCGCGGCTGCATGTATCCGAAGACGATCGCGGAGAACGAGGCGGAGTTCCGAGCCGCCGGATTCTCGCAGGTGGAACTGGTTTTCAAGGACCTGCAATTCTGCGGCTGGCTGCTCATTCGTTGACGCTTGGTCTTCATGAATGGAGCGCGAAGGTTTTGACGAAAATGCGGCGCGGAAGGTCCTCGACAAAGATTTTGAGAACCTAATCCGAAAAGTGGCGGCGGGCAGGCCGCTCACCGCCGCCGAGCGCGCCCGTATCGAGGCTCGCGCCGCCGGTAGCAGCGACTCCACGGCCTACGCCGACAATCAGGTGGAGCTCGCCGCGCTCCTTGGCATCACGCGGCGGACGCTCACCACCTGGCGTAAGATGAGCGGTGCGCCGAAGCCTCTCGCGAACGGCCAGTACGACGTGGCCGCATGGCGCGAGTTCGTGCGCTCCAAGGGCCTCAAGGGTGGCGGCGAGCCGTTGGGCAATCAGGAGGCGCTCAAGGCACGCAAACTCCTCGCCGAGATCGAGGAAAAGGAGCTGCGCCTCGCCATCCGTCGCGGGGATTACCTGAGCAAGGAAGAGGTGCGCCGCTCGATTCTTGAAGGGCTTGGCCGCATGTTTTCCATCCTGCACAAGCGGCTGGAGGACGAGCTGCCGCCGATTTCCTGCGGCAAGGACGCGATCGGCATCCGCGAGGACAACGCCAGGGCGCTCGATGAGGCCCGCAAGGAAGCCTTCGAATACTTCACCGGACTGACGCATGAATAAGGACATCGCCAGCATGTTTGCCGAGGCCGTCCGTCCCGCTGACCGACGCGCCCCGTGGGCGTGGGCTGAGGACAACATCGCCTCGATCCCGTATTCTCCCATGCCGGGGCGATTCCGCAGCGAGCATTCCCCGTGGATCCGCGAACCGCTCGAAGCCATTGTGGACACAAAGGTGCGCGTTGTGAGCATCATCGCTGCGGTGCAGGCGGGCAAAACCACCGTCTCGGAGCTGGCCATCTGCTACATCGTGCCGAATCTGCCCGGCCCCACGCTGTGGCTCAGCGCGACCGACGACGACGCAAAAGACCAGTCGGAAGCCCGGCTTCAGAAGCTCTTTGACGAGTGCGAACCCGTCCGCGCCTTATTCCCCAAAGACCGCCACAAGAAGCGTAACCACACGATCCATTTTGCCAACGGGATGCCCCTTTGGATCCTTGGAGCTTTCAACAAGACCAACTTGCAGAGGCGGTCCATTCGCTGGGTCTTTGCCGATGAAACATGGCAATATCCTGCGGGTCACATGGCCGAGGCGGAGGCCCGCGTCACGGCGTTCGGCTGGCTCGGCAAGTGCGTCTTCATGAGTCAGGGCGGCGAGGAAAACGACGACACACACCGCAAGTTCGAGACGACGGACATGCGAGAATGGACCTTCGTCTGCCCGGAGTGCGGCAAGCGTCAGCCCTTCAACTGGGACAACGTTGAGTGGAGCAAGGACGCCCGCGACTCAAACGGCAACTGGGACTTCGCTGCCGTGCGCGAGACGGCGTCGCTGCGCTGTACCTCATGCAACCACTACTTCCCGGACACGGACGCCATGCGCCGCATCCTGAACGCAAGCGGCCAGTTCGTCCGCACTAACCCGAACGCAGCGCCCGAGAACGTCGGCTTCCACTGGAACGCCCTCTGCGCGATGTCGTGGGGCAGGCTCGCGGAACTCTACCTGCGGGCAAAGGCGGCGATGCGGCAGGGCGATACCTCGCTCCTCCAGCAGTTTTACCAGAAGCGGCTGGCGTTCCCGTGGCGCGAATACGTCGAGGACTACAAGATGGAGATCGCGACCTGCGGCTACCGCAAGGGCGAGATGTGGGCAGGCGAGGGTGGCATCAACCGCCTAGGCCGCGTCATTGCGCCGCCCTTCGTGGAAACCCCGATCCCGCTCCGCATCCTCACAGTGGACTGCCAGATGGACCACTTCTATGCGCTCGTGCGCAGCTGGGCGGCGGACGGTTCCTCGCGCCTTGTTTGGAACGAGCGCGTGTTGACCTTCGACGACGTGGAGGCGCTTCAATCACGGTTTAACATCCACCCGAACCTCGTCTTCGTGGACGCGGGCCATGCGACTTACGACGTGTATCGGCAGTGCGCCAAGATGGGGTGGGTTGCACTCCTTGGCGACCGCCGCGCGACCTTCCCGCACCACACGAAGGGGCAGGGAACGGTTCAGCGGTTTTATTCGCCGCGCCGCAAAGTGGTGCTGACGAATGACCGGCATTGCTACGTGCATTACTGGTCGAACCTCAACATCAAGGACACGCTCGCCCGCCTGCGCCGCAATCAGAACCCGGCCAACGGCCCGACGTGGGAGGTGCCGGACGACATCGACGAGGACTACCTCTCGCAGATGGAGAGCGAGCAGCGCGTCAAGGAGCACGACACATGGTTCTGGAAGCAAATCGGCAAGCGCCCGAACCATTACTGGGACTGCGAGGCGATGCAGGCCGCCGCCGCAACGATGCTCAAGATCGTAGGCCGGGAGAGCGTTGAGCGCGAGGCCAGCGAAGAGATCACACCGGCTTGACTTTTTCGAGTGTTATAACTATTGTTACAACATGCTACTCGAAGCCAAAACACGCAAAGTCGGTAACTCCGTCGGGCTGATCCTTCCCAAGGAGGTGCTGAGCCGTATGAACGTGCAGGAGGGCGATCGCGTTTTCCTGACCGAATCTGCGGACGGCAGTTTCCGCATCACGCCGTTTGATCCTGAGTTCGAGGGTCAGATGGCTGCGGCGGAGTCCGTCATGAAGCGTTACCGCAACACGCTGCGGGAGCTTGCCAAATGAAGGAGCCGCGTTGGCTATCTCGCAGCTTTGTCATGGCGGTGCATGATCGGCTAGTGGCCGACTTTGGCGGAGCGACCGGGCTGCGTGATGCGGACCGGCTAGAAGCGGCGCTTTCGCGGCCACGTCAGTCCTTTGGCTACGGGGTGACGGAGCTGCATGTGCTGGCCGGGCAATATGCCAACGCCATCGTGATGGGCCATCCGTTTCTCGACGGGAACAAGCGCGTGGGCTTCGTCGCTGCGGTGACGTTCCTTGAGCTGAACGGCCTGTCTTTTCATGCCGATGAGGCCGATGCGACGTTGCGAACCTTGGCATTGGCTGCGGGCGAGATGAGCGAGGCTGATTACGCCGAATGGCTGCGTGCCTCGTGCCTGTGAGCCGCGTTGACAGCCCTTCGCCAGCATGGCGACGATTGATTACTCGGTGGGCTTCAGCGTGGCGGAAATCGAGGAAATCCTTGCCGTCCACAAGGCTGAGCTGAAGAAGACGCTGACGGCCTACGCGAACGACGGCTCCAGCTACACCAAGCGCCACATCGACGAGATCCACACCGTCATCAAGGCGTGTCAGGACGCCCTCGTGAAGCTCGCGCCGGAGAGGTATGCCCGGCGGGGTAGGAGGGTCAGCGTTTCGCGCGTTGACAGCCAGTTCCGGCTGTGAAGCTCCTGCACCACATCTCGCGCCTCTTCGGGTATTCCGGCTACGAGTCGGCGAACAGTTCGCCGCGACGCGGTCAGGTGCCTGGCGCGGCCCCGACGGACACGAAGAAGGAGCTGACGAGCCACACGCGGCGGGAGCTGGTGCGGCGCTCACGTTACCTCAACAAGAATTCCGGGTTCTCGCGCGAGATGGTGGCGGACATGGCGATTTACTCGACCGGCGACGGCATTCGCCCGCAGCCGCAGAGTGAGGACGCCGATTGGAACAAGGCCGCCGAAGCCTACTTTGCCCGCTGGTCGGCACGGGCCGAGATCACGCGCCGCTTCAGCTTCGAGGAATGCCAGCACCTCGTTTGCCGTGGCCTCGATGTGGACGGCGAATACTTCTGCCTCAAGGTGCGCGACGGCCTCGGGCTGCCGCGCCTGCAACTGGTCGAATCGCATCGCATCGGCGACACGTTCGGTTCGGTGGAAACGGTGGACGGCATCAAGCTCGACGCCTTCGGCGCGCCTGTGGCGTATCGCCTGATTTTGGACGACAACGCGACCCGCGACGTGCCCGCGAACGCCGTCATGCACATCTTCGAGCCGGAATCGGCCAGCGGAGTGCGCCAGCCGCCGACGCTTCAGCATTCGATCAACCACATCCTTGACGAGATGGAGATGCTCGCGCTCGAAAAGCACGCCGTGAAGGACAACGCCGACATTGCCCGCATCCTGAAGCGCGAGAGCGGTGCGCTCGACGAATCGGGCGACTTCAGCGTGGAGACCGGCGAGCAGCCGAACGCGGCGAGCGACGCGGCCCTGCTCCAGCGGATTGTCGGCGGCAAGCTCGTGGCGCTCAAGCCCGGCGAATCTCTCGACAGCTTCCAGTCCAACAGACCCAGCCCCGTTTTTACGGGGTTCCTTGAACACCTCAAGCGCGACTCCGCCGCCGGGATGCTGCCGTATGAGTTCGTGCTCGACGCCTCGAATATCGGCGGCGCGGGCGTGCGGCTCATCGTGGCGAAGGCGGATCGGCGCTTCAGCTACCGCCAGATGATCCTGATCCAGCGGCTCCTGCAACCGACGTGGGGTTATGTCATCGGCGACGCAATCGACCGTGGCGAACTGGCCCCGGTGAAGGGCTGGAACAAGGTGGGCTGGGTCTGCCCGCGAAGGGTGACGGTCGACGCCGGGCGGGAAGATGAATCCCATCGGAAAAATGTAGAAATGGGTTTATTGAGCTTCAGTGATCATTTTTCGGAGCTAGGCATGAACTTCTCCGAAGAGATCGAGCGGCGCGCGCAGGACGCCAAAGCGATTCTTGAGACGGCGGCAAGGTATGGCGTGCCGGTGGAGATGCTCTACCGGCCAAGCGGCACGCAGAGCGTGGCGACGCCCACCGCGCCCGTTGACAAGCCTGCCTCTACGTGAGCTTTGTTGACGCCATTCTCCGCCACGAACCCTTGCTTGTTGAACCGCGACTTCTGGCCGCGTTTGTTGAACGCTGCTCGGGGTTCACGGATGCCCTGAAGGAACTCTTTGGCGAGCCGCCGCAGGCCCGTGTGGAAAACGGAGTCGGCATCCTGCCCATTTGCGGACCGATTGGCGCGAACCTGTCGCCCATCGAGAAGATGCTTGGCGGCTGCGACGTGGCCGACCTCTCGGCCTCGCTCGACGCCTTTGCCGCCGATCCTTCGGTGCGGGCATTGCTCCTCGACGTGGATTCGCCCGGCGGCACCGTGACGGGCGTCCCGGAACTTGCCGCGCAAATCGCGGCCTTCCCGAAGTCCACGCTCGCCTTCACGTCGGGCGAGGCGTGTTCCGCAGCCTACTGGCTGGCCTCGCAGGCGGACGACTTTCTTGCGACGCCAAGCGCGTCCGTCGGCAGCGTTGGCGTGTATCTCGCGCTTCTCGACAGTTCCGCCGCACTTGCCCGTTCCGGCCTCTTCGTCGACGTCATCAAGGCCGGAACCTATAAGGCCGCAGGCTTCCCCGGCACGAGCCTTTCGGACGAGCAGCGGGCTTTGCTTCAAGAGCGTGTGGACAACGTCCACGGCATGTTTATGAGCGCCGTCACGAAGAAACGCAGCCGCGTCGGGGCCGAATCCATGCAGGGCCAGTCCTTCTACGGCACGCAGGCGGCGGAGCGCGGGCTCATCACCGGCATCGTGCCGAGTCGCGCCGCGATGCTTGCCCGGTTGACAACTTCTCATGGGGCAAAGCCATGACACTCGAAGAAAAACTCTCTGCCGCGGAGGCAAAGTTGGCCGAGGCCGAAACCACTTTGACGGGCGAACGCGCCGTAGCGGAGACGCTCCGCCAGCAGCTTGCCGCCGCCGAAACCGCGAAGGCGGAGGAATCCTCCCTCAACGCCGATCTTCAGACGCAGCTCAAGGCCGCTCGCAAGGAGTCGGCAGACCTCGCCGCCCGCGTCGCCGAGCTTACCGCCGCGTCCAAAACCGCCGAGGCCAAGGCCGCAGAAATCTGCGCCTCGGTCGGCGTGACGCCCCTCGCCGTCACCGCCCAGGGCGATGCCGTTGCCGCCGCCTCGACGGACCTCGTCGAGGAACTGCGCAAGCAGGAGACACCTGCCGCGCAAACCACCTTCTGGCGCAAGAACAAATCCAAAATCCTTTCCCGTTAATTCCCATGGCCAACACGCTCACCAATCTTCAGGACATCCGCATTTCGCAGGCTTTTCTCGAAGCCTTCCGCGCTGCGCTCCAGCCGCTGCGCGCCTTCTCGACCGACTTCTCCTCCGAGTTCCTCGAACGCGGCAAGACGGTCAATGTGCCGGTCGTCGGCAACGCACTGCCGACCAGTTCCGACTTCGAAGGCAGCTACAGCAAGAACGCCGACCGCACCGTGAACACGCTCGCCGTGACCTGCGACCGCCACAAGGTGCGTTCCTTCCACCTGACGGACAAGGAGTCCGCCGAGTCGAGTTTCATCAAGCTGGAGCGCCTCGCCGGTTCCGAGGCGAAGCAGCTCGCGCAGGACGTTTTGCAGGACATTTTCTCCGTTGTCACCGCCGCCAACTACGGCGAGGCTGCGATTCCCGCCGTGGCCGCGACGGACTTCGATTCGACGCACGTTCTCGGCATTCGCGGCGCGTGCGCGAGGGCCAAGATGCCGACGACCGAGCGCAGCCTGATCCTCGACGACGCCTACTACACATCGCTCCTCGGCGACGAGCGCGTGAGTCATAGTTACCTTGCGCAGATGAGCCAGCCGTCGCTCATGGAGGCCCGCATTCCGCGCATCTACGGCTTCGACATTTACGACACGATCGTGCTGCCGGAGAACGGCGAAAAACTCGTCGGTTTCGCGGCCCATCCGGCGGGTCTCGCGGTGGCGATGCGCTACCTCGCGCCGCTGCGCCCTGAGTCCTACCTCGAATCCGGCCCGGTGAGCGATCCCGAGACGGGCATCACTTTCGGCTACCGCCGCTTCTACGACAACGACAGCGGCAAGGAGATCGTCGCCTTCGAGTGCCTCTACGGCTTCAAGCCCGCGATTCAGGTGGGGATCAAGCGCCTCGTCGCTCCGGGTCAGGCCGAGTAATTTCCTGACTGCATGACTCCTCCGAGGCTCCGTCGTTCGCGGCGGGGCCTCGTTCGTTGACAAGCCTGCCACACCATGAACCAGCACGAACAGGACAGCGCCGAAGGCTTTGCCGAACTGCTCGATGCGGCGGGCGTGGTGCTGACTCTTGACGGTAATCCGATCAGGGCGCTGCTACGGACAACGCCTCCCGAGGTAAACCGCTATGACCTGTCCGTGGGCGACGACAACTCGGTGCAGGTGCGCGTCCTTGCTTCGGCCTTTTCCAGCGGCCTGCCCGTTGCCGGAAGCTTGTTCGAGGGCGAAGGCGGAACGACCTACCGCATCCGGCGCATCGCCCGCTCACCGAGCCGCGTCCTCATCACCTTTGACTGCGAACTCTGCCATCCATGACCAACGAAGAACGCCTTGCCCAGATTGAACACCGTCTGACCACCATCGAAGTGACCCTGTGGGGGCAGCATGGCGAGAACGGTCTGCGCTCGGACATCCGTGAGATGAAGCGCAAGATGGACATGATCCTGCGTTGGGTTTGGGTGACTTCCGCGCTCCCGCCGCTGACGGTCGGGCTGATCGCGATCCTGAAGTTCCTCGGAAAACTCTGATGGACGCCGCCGTCGATACCCGCGAGCTGCGGGCCTTCAACAAGGCGCTTGCGCAATACCTGCGCTGGAACCGGCGCGAGCAGAGGCCACTCATCGAGGCGCGGGCGGCGCGGCTGCGCTTTGCGATCTACCGGGGATTCCGCGCCATCGCGCCGACGGCGGAACGCATCGAACAGGAGGCTGCCGCGCTTGGATTCAAGATCAAGCGGGGCCGGAACCGCGATGGCACGCGGCGCACGGTGGGGCAGGAGCTGGCCGCGCGGCGCAAGTCGATCCGATTCCTCTCCGTCTCGTGGCTCTACCGCGCCTGGAAACGGAGTAGGGAAGGCCAGAACACGCAGGCCACCGCCGTGTCCCGAGCCAAGGAACGCATCGGGCAGGCCATCGTCCGCACGGCGAAGGGGCAATCGCATCCCTTGGTCTTGCTGGAGAGTTTCCTTGAAGGTGTGCAGGTGCAGAACAAT